CACTCACACCACAAAGACTGAATTAAACAATAAAGGTTTGGAATTAAAGACCTTCAACTCAATGAGGGATGATAAAAGACCTGACATTACAATTAAGAACCATGAAGGTCGGGTAGACTTAGAAGTTCTTAATGGTACTGTTTTAGTGTTTTCAGATGCCCACTATTATCCTGGCTTAATCTCTACGGCTCACATGGGGCTGTTACTCATGATTAAGAAATTGAAGCCAGTTGCGATTATCAACAACGGCGATGCATTTGACGGTGCGGGTATATCGCGCCACCCTCGCATTGGTTGGGATTCTAAGCCCACGGTGATAGATGAGCTAAGAGCGGTAACAGAACGGCTCCTAGAGGTGTCTGAAGCCGCTCCAAAGGGTTGTAGGCTGATCTGGCCGCTAGGGAATCACGACTCGCGCTATGAAACCTTTCTGGCTGCCCAAGTACCGCAGTTTCAGGGCGTAGATGGATTTCACTTAAAAGATCACTTTCCTGAGTGGAAGGCTTGTTGGTCGTGTTGGATCAACGATGAGGTAGTAGTAAAACATCGATGGAAGGGTGGTGCTCATGCAACTTGGAATAATACGATTAACGCCGGTAAGTCTATTGTGACTGGCCACTTACATCAGTTGAAGATTACGCCGTTTTCGGACTATAACGGGCGAAGATATGGCGTGGACACAGGTACTTTGGCTGATCCTTACGGACCGCAGTTTATTGACTATACTGAAGGCAATCCTGTGAACTGGTGTAGTGGGTTTGCGGTATTGACTTTCAAGGAAGGCAAGATGCTATCACCTGAACTCGTTCGCAAGTGGGATGAAAATGTGATAGAGTTTAGGGGCGAACTAATTGAAGTGTAAAGTAAAATGACAACTCCTAGCTGGGTAATGACGTATGATAGCCTGACCTCTACCGTTCTTCAGTATTTGGAGCGGTCGGATCAGGCTACTATCAATCAAATTCCCACGTTTATTACGCTATGTGAGTATGAAGTTGCCCAGCAGATTAAGACGTTAGGTCAGTTACAGGTAGCAGAAGGGCAGATTCTTGGTGGGAACAATCTTTTACAGAAGCCTGCCCGCTGGAGAAAGACGGTATCGTTTAACGTGACGGTGAATGGCGTTAAGCAGCCTGTGTTCTTGCGGAAGTATGAGTATCTTTTAGAGTACGCGCCGGATGCTACAGTAACTGGTTATCCTCAGTTCTACGCTGACTATAACTATGATTGGTGGATATTAGCGCCGATGCCTGACAAGGCGTATAACTTTGAAGTGTTGTATTACGAGCGTATAGCTCCGCTTTCTTCTACTAACCAGACCAACTGGTTGACAACTAATGCTCCCAACGTGATGTTATTTGGGACGCTCTTGCAGGCGCAGATGTTCTTAAAAGACGATCAGCGTCAGATATTCCAACAAAAATACGATCAAGCTATTCAGGCATTGAAGACAGAAGATGTCACCAGAATTGCAGATCGCCAAGCGGTCGCATTGGATTCCTAATATGACAAGCTATATCTCGCCTTTCACAAATCAGACAATTTCACCGAGCCAAGTAGGATACGAGTCATTAAGCATCACAACAGATACCTATCTTGCTTGGCCGGTGAACGGCAATACCAATTCTGTTGTTGCTAATATCATTGAAGTGACCGCCTCTACCGCCGGATTAAGCCTGATTATGCCCTCAGCAACTGAGGTATCGGTTGGTCAGGCCACGATTATCCGTAACGTAGGAACTAATCCTTTTACGGTTAAAGACAATAGCTTAGGAACAATTATCTCGATTTCATCAGGGATGGCTGAGTACATATATGTTACTAATAACACTACATCTGCTGGAACTTGGTCTATCGTTACATTTGGCGCTGGTACTTCTTCTGCTAATGCTTCTTCTCTGGCAGGTTATGGCTTAACAGCGATTGGTACGACCTTAAATCAATCCTACAACTACTCGGCTACCTTTAGTGCTAGGACGCTAGGTGCTGCGGATAGGGCTTCGTTCATTGTTTGGGATTCAGGCGTAGGTACGATTACCCTACCGCCATCAAGCGTGGGAGCAAACTGGTTCGCAATGATCCGCAACAACGGATCGGGTATTTTGACTATTGCGTGTCAGGGTACGGACCAGATTGACGGCGCGTCTTCTATCCAGTTGCAGCTAACCCAATCTATAGTGATTGTGTGCTCTGGAACGGGTTTTAACTCGTTTGGATCGTCTTTACCCTCACAGTTTAACTTCACCATTCTGTCGCAGCTTGTGACGGGTGGAACGCTTACCTTAACCCCTACACAGGGGCAGAATGCCATTCAGGAATACTACGGCACTCTGACATCTAATCAGATTGTTGTATTGCCTTCTACAGTACAGCTCTATTCGCTCCAGAATAATACGAGCGGGGCATTTACACTGACCTTCAAGACAACGGCTATAGGGGCGTCTACGTTCGTTCTGCCACAGGGGCAGACAGCTATTGTTATCTGTGATGGTACAAACGTCTATAACGCCAATACGGCCTTTGCAGGGGCATTGACTAGCCTTACGTTGGGTAACGGTTCGCTGCCTAATCCTTCGTTGAACTTTGTGGGTGATACCACTACTGGTTTATACCTACCTTCGGCTGGTACTTTGGCTGTTTCCTCTGGTGGCGTCAAAACGGCGACATTTTCCTCTACGGGCGTAGTATTCCCCACCGGCGTGGGCGGGGGATCGTTTTGACTGACAAGGTTATATCCTTACAGATCAAGCCGGGTATCCAAAGAGATGGAACCTTGTTTGATGCTCCTACCTATGTTGATGGTTCGTGGGTGCGCTTTCAGCGTGGACGCCCTCGTAAGGTAGGTGGTTATAAAGGTATTTTCCTGAATGGGTCTGGTATCTCGCGCGGGATGACTATGACTTCTCAGAATGGCTTGAACTATGTTGTATCTGGATACAATAACGGATTAGAGCAGTGGCAGACTGACAACGATGACGGCGTAGGTTCCGGTCCTTATCCGTACACGCTCACGGATTTTACCGCAAGCAATAACAATCTTTGGCAATTTGATATTGGTTATGACACGAATGGGACGACTCAAACTCTCGTTGCTCACCCTGGGCAAAATCTTGCTAATATTGATAGCACTACTAGTACTCCTGTGTTGTACGGCGCTTTTCCAGGGTCGTCGCTCGCTGCCGTCAAAGACACCTCAGGTGCAAATCCGACGGGTGCGACGATTGCAGTCTCTGGGGGATGTGTAATCCTCCACCCGTACCTATTTGTGTATGGCGATCATGGGCTGATTAAAAACTCATCTGCGGGTAACTTTCAAGATTGGAACTCGGCTGATTCTAACGCCAACAACGTAGCCACGGGTAAGATTGTTAAAGGTTTACCTGTACGCGGTGGTACAACCTCACCTGCTGGATTGTTTTGGGCGCTAGATGCGCTAATCCGCGTAACCTTCACGGGTTCTGCCCCATTCTATTGGCGGTATGATTTAATCTCGTCACAGACCTCTATTATGTCTAGCTCATGTGTTATCGAGTACGACGGCATTTACTTCTGGTGTGGTGTAGATAGATTCCTGATGTATAACGGCGTTGTTCAGGAAATGCCAAACAATATGAATCAGAACTGGTTCTTTGATAACTTAAACTATGTCCAGCGCCAGAAGGTTTGGGCTACAAAAGTGCCAAGATTCGGCGAGATTTGGTGGTTCTATCCGCGTGGAGATGCTACTGAATGTAATGACGCAATCATATATAATATACGAGAACAGACGTGGTATGACGCAGGACAGGCATTAGGTGCGCGCAGGTCGGCGGGAACATTCTCTGAGGTATTCCGTAAGCCTATATGGGGCGGGAATGAAGCCAACACGCAGGGCAAGTATACGAATTGGCAGCACGAGACGGGAACAGACTCTATCTATCTGACGAATGTGGACGCGGTTGATAGTTACTTTGAGACTAACAACATAGGTCTAGTAACAGGTGGTCCAGGCGCTAACGATATTGTGGGCGCGAACAGATGGTTGCGAGTTATTCGAGTTGAGCCTGATTTTGTTCAGAGTGGCGCTATGAATCTATTTGTGACGGGTAAGGGCTATGCGGATGACGTAGATGTGACTACGGGGCCGTATACCTACCAACCTAATACGCTCAAGATAGATATGCGTGAACAGAGACGTGAGATGCGCTTACGGTTTGAATCCAACACAACAGGCGGCGATTACCAGTTAGGTAAAGTCCTGATGCTTGTGGAAGCCGGAGATGAGCGCTCGACAGGAAACCCATGATTACTATTGATCCCCGTGGGCTTACTTGGGATAACTACTGTCGGTATATGGCTGAGATGTTTGCAAGTAATGATCTTGGGACTGTACCGGAAGAGCGGTGGAAAGATTGGGCGGCGGGAGTATTTGGGATAGGATTTTTTGCTCAGAGTGGTGTTCCTGATCCTAGAGGATTTGAGAACTGGCAAGACTGGGCTATGGCGGTAGTAGGAATAATGACGATTGAGGATAAGTGATGGATGCTGCTCAAATTATTATGGCTGACGCGCAGGCTCATGGGGTAAACCCAGAGACTGCTTTGCGCGCCGTTAGTGGGATGATTAAGCGCGATCATGCGATCCTTATGCAAGAAGGCAACTCAGTCTTGGTTGTACGCGTATTTAACAAAGATTTGGGCGAGCTTCACTTATTTACTCTTGACGCACCTCTGGCTTTAGTATCCGCCTTAAAAGTCTTTTATCAGCATTTACAGAATTCCCATCTAAAAGCGGTATATGGGAAAGCAGATCAGCCGCAGATTATTGAGTTTATGAAAAGAATTGGCTTCCCTATACAGCCATCTAATCTTCATAAATATAACTGGATGGCGAGGGTTTAATTATGGGCGCAGTCAGCTCGGTATTTGATGCGGCAAGCAATGTAGTAAGCGATGTTGTCTCGCCGATTATTGATGTAGCATCAAATGTGGTGCAAGCGGTAGCCAGCAATCCTATTGCGGCTATTGGTGCTGCTGCGCTAACAGGTGGCGCAAGTCTTGCTGCTGATGCCTTAGGGGCTACTGCTGCAGATGTTTTAGGCACTGGTGCTGTTGATGCTTTAGGCGCAGGTGCTGCTGATGCTGCGGCTGCTGATGCTGCGGCTTCAGGACTATCATCTTTGCCTAGCAGTGTTGCAAGTGCTGCTGACGCGTTTGGAGCTGCTGCACCTGCTGTAGATGCAGGAACCTCTGCTATTCAGGCGGGACTGGCCGCAAACCCTGTGGCTGCTTCTATGGGATCGCTTGCAAATATACCTGGTAATATTGGTGGAAGCCTACCAACAGGCGGTGGACTAGATACATCTGCAGCCGCAACAGGAGTAAGTTCTGCGCCTACTGCAGTCAATCCTAATGTAATTGGCACGACCTCTAACTTTGCCAGCGGATTACAGACTAACGCAGTAGTTGATCCGATTACAGGACAAGTTACTAACGTGCCCACTGGGCAGTCACTTACCGGTACGCCTGCGCCTTCTACGGGATTACCCTCTAGCGTTCAGAATGCGTTACAGAAAGCTGCAACTAGCGCTGCAACACCTGCTACTGCAACACCTACTACGGGTGGTTTGCCGGGCTCTACCACAACCAATAACTTTACAGACATCTTAGGATCGTTGGCACAGTCTGGCCTATCTGGAGACAAGACAGGGCGCACTTTATTGCAGCCTTCTATGTTCCAAACTTCTGCGCCGCAGAACACAGCCAACATTTTAGGTGCGTTAAAGCAACTCAACATTCCTGTTGGAAATCAACCAGCGCTTGCTCAATATCATCCTCAGTTGATTAACGCTGTGCGTCAGAATATGGCTCGCGGCGGGCAACCCCATCACGTCCAACACCCAGAAGCAGAGCCAGGTGAGCCTATCTTCCGTACAGGCGGTCATAGTCATCATGTTCAGGGTAAAGGCGATGGTCAATCTGACGACATTCCTGCGATGCTCGCTGATGGAGAGTTCGTATTCGACAGCTCACTAGTATCGGAATTAGGTAATGGTTCTAATAAAGCTGGAGCAGAGTTACTAGACAAGTTTAGAGAAGCTATTCGTAGACACAAAAGGTCTGCGCCTGCTGATAAAATCCCCCCGAAGTCTAAAAAGCTAACAAGCTATTTGAAGGAGGCCGAACGTGGCTGACCTATTTCAAGGTAGTGCGCTACCAAACGTATCTACGACTCAGACGCAGGCTACTACTGCCCCTGATTACTACACTAATTACCTGAGCAATCTTGCCTCGCAGGGACAACAGGCGGGAGCAGGTGCTCATTATGTTGGTGCTACTGGATTGCAGAATCAGGCTTTTCAGAATGTGGCGCAGAACGTAGGAAACTATCAGCCCGCACTCAATCAAGCACAGAACCTTACTACGCAAGCTGCACAGGGTCCGAACATCAATCAGTTTATGAATCCTTACACACAGGATGTTGTAAACCAGATTGGAGTATTAGGTCAGCGTAACATTCAAGAAAATCTAGCTCCTAATGCTACAGCAGGTGCGGTAGGTACAGGTCAGTTTGGCTCTCAGAGGGGCGCACAGGTCTTAGGAAACACTCTTAGAGATGCGGCTACCAACATTACCGCCCAACAGCAAGCAGCCCTACAGCAAGGCTATACGCAAGCCCTGCAAGCCGCACAGAACCAGCAACAGTTAGGTTTAAGTGCTGGCGCTCAGATGGGTAACTTAGCCGGTCAACAACAGAATTTAGGATTAAATGACGTAAATGCTTTAGCAACATTGGGCGGACAGCAACAACAAATTGGTCAGAACCAACAGTTATTCCCCTTACAGGCATTGACGGCTGAGTCAGGTATCCTGAAAGGGCTAACTGTGCCCACGA